GTGAATTGTATTTATATGAGGTATTGTTATAGAAGTTTGAATCCCTTACAGGAGGTCAAAACCTTTAATACTAATGTCCAATTAACTACTTATGGTGATGATAATGGACAAGGTGTTTCTACTAAAATTGATTGGTATAATCACACATCTATATCATCTGTTTTAGCCAAACATAATGTTACCTATACTATGGCAGATAAAGAATCTAAATCTGTATCATTTATCCATATATCACAGGCTGATTTCTTGAAAAGAAAATGGAGATATGATAAGCATTTGGAGGAGTATATGGCCCCTTTAGAGATGAATTCTATTATTAAATCTTTGATGATAGGTGTTAAATCAAAAGCAATAAGTAATGAGGTCCATATTCAACAATTATTTCATTCAGCTATGTTAGAGTTTGCTCATCATGGTCATGATGTATATAATGAGTGGTATGTCCGTTTGAATGGATATATTACCGAATTGAATTTACAAGAATACTTCCTTGATAAACCCCTTTTGACTCATGAAGAGGTTTTAGACGTATATTTTAGGAATGAGTTAAGTTTACAGAGTGAGGAATTTTTAGAGATACCTGCCTGTAAATGTTTATATAGTGATTGCTGTATTATTGAAAATGATGATTCTACCAGAATTTGCAATTTATGCTTACGATGTAGATACGATGACTTGGAGATAGATTGCATTCATTGTGGATATGATGATACTTGTCCAAAGTGTTTGAGATCCATTTTAGTACCTCTCCGCTGCCCCACAGCTATATTATTATGGTGTCCTGAGTGTAAGGAGATGGTGCTTTGCGACGTGTAGGTCGCTAAAAACTACAAACCCGTTTAACTAACAATAAAGTTACTGTTTGATACTTAACAGTATAATCTTTAGTATCACTTATGTTAGCCTGACTAGCTTTCATATTTACATATATGTTCACAAAAATCTATTAAAGGATATGCCCCCCCGAGAATGTGGGGCAAGGTTGGAATCTGACCAGACAGATTACCCGTGGGATAGGGAACCATCCCAATTGCATTTACATGGTGATACTGACACATCCAATACTACGACAGCCCAAACAGCTGTTTTTGTAGATACAGATGTGGGTAACGTGGTTACATATGATTCGTTGCCAACTTTGGCTACAAATGATATGCAAGACCAAGTTGACCTATCAAGATATTTGGAGAGACCTGTACTTATTAGTACTATCTCCTGGACAGAGTCTGCTTTATCTGATACAGTTTTAGATCCATGGACTTTATTATTGAATAATACGTATGTTAAATATAAAATAAATAATTTTGCGTTTATGAGAGGTAATCTTAAAATTAAGATAGTTGTTAATGCATCCCCATTTTATTATGGAAGTGCTATTGCAGCTTATACCCCTCTATATAATTACATGTTAGATATTCCTTCATATACAGGCAATAATAAGATAACATGGTCTCAAAGACCTCATGTTTGGTTGTATCCTCAATCAAATACTGGTGGTGAGATTACTGTTCCCTTCTTATGGCCTCTGAATTTTGCACATTTATCATCTGCCTCTGCTGTTGCTGATCTTGGCAGATTACATATTTTTAAATACTTAGACCTGGCTTCAGCTAACGGCGCTACTACTAATGGTTGTACTATTCAGGTTTATGCTTGGTTGGAGAATGTAGACCTTAAAATCCCTACTGTGGGGTTAGCTCTACAGAGTGATGAGTACGATGAGTCTCCAATATCAAGACCTGCCTCTAATGTAGCAAAAGTAGCTTCATGGTTTGAATCAATACCAGTTATAGGGAGGTTCGCTACTGCTACCCGAATGGGTGCTCAAGCAGTCTCCTCTATAGCTTCACTATTTGGATGGTCCAATCCTCCTGTTATCGAGAATGTAAGACCAGTTAAAAATTTGGTTTTCCATGATTTAGCTAGTGCTAGTCTGTCAGAACCAACTTCCAAAATAACCCTTGATCCTAAAGCGGAGCTTTCTGTTGATCCAGGTATTGTGGGTTTGGATTCTACAGATGAGTTGTCTATACCATATATTGTGCAAAAGGAATCTTTCTTAGCTCAATATACATGGAATTGTAATGATACTATAGGTACTTTATTGTTCTCAAGTGCTATCACACCCACATTACAAGGGGTTTATAATTCCAGTGGCGTTTATCAAGTGAATGCCACCCCAATGTCATACATAGCTAATTTATTCCAATATTGGCGTGGAGATATTATATTCAGGTTTGTTATAATAGCTTCTCAATACCATAGAGGAAGATTACGTATAACTTGGGATCCATATAACTCAATCACAGCCACAACAGATTATTCCAATATAGCCTTCACCAAAGTTGTTGACCTAGGTGAGACCACAGAAACAGAAATTCGCATTCCTTATGCTCAAGCCTACCCGTGGTTATCAGCTAATATGAAATATACAGCTGAGGAATATGGTTCAACCTATGTAGCTACCACTATTGGTGCTACAAATGGATCGTTAACTCTAAGGGTTTTAACCAATCTATCAGCTCCCATTGATGTAGCACCTGCTTATGTGCAAGTGTTTATTAAAGGGGCTGAAAATTTAGAGTTTGCTAATCCACGTGATGTGAACAGACAATTACAGCATTTTGAACTACAAGCTGAACATTATACTGAAGAAAGAGGTGTAGTAGAAAGAATTCAAGATAAAGATACTGATCCAATGTCACCATCAGTGGTGAGTCCCGAAAGGTATCTAGTGAATTGGGGTGAAGCTATACCAAGTATGCGTATTTTACTTCGCAGAAGTGCGTTAGTAGATATTAGGTATATGGGAAACGCTTCAACAACAAGCGCTTTAGCCAGAGCTTTCTTATTACAAGGAAGACGTCCTCCATCACCAGGTTATGATCCTGATGCTTATACACAAGTAGCTGGGGTACTTACACCTGGTAGTGACTTTCCTTATAAT